AGAAAGGCAAATTAAATATATGAAAAAAAGATATCCAAAACATAAAATAATAAAAGATATAGGTTCAGGAATAAATTTAAATAGAAAAGGTTTAAATAAAATAATAGATTGGGCAATAGAAGGAAAAATAAAAGAAATAGTAGTAGCATACAAAGATAGATTAGCAAGATTTGGTTATACATTAATAGAAAGGATAATAGAAGAATATTCGGATGGAAAAATAAAAATAATAAATAAAGAAGAAGGGAAAGAACCACAAGAAGAATTAATGGAAGATGTATTACAAGTAATGAATGTATTTGTTGCTAGAATGAATGGAATGCGAAAATACAAATAATAATAAATTTTATATATGATTTTATTTTAAAAACCACATATAAAATATAAAGAAATATAAAGAAATGAGAAAACTAGTATAACCCTGGAACTATCGACATACGAACTTGTTGATTGTTGAGATTCCAAACAGTCCGCATCTGATGTCTCAATAAAATCACTTGAATTGGTGATTTTACGGAATGCCATTTTTTCTGAAAGTATTCGTTGGTTGGATTTTTTCCGATAGCAGAAGTTTCTATCATATTTTAGTCCAAATCAATGGAATTCTTTTAGAATTTTTTTTCAAATTTTTTGTTCAAATTTTTTGTTCAGTCATAATATTCTACTAAAACAAAATCTCGGCAAAATATTTTTATTGTGGGAGACAATAATTTAAATTAGGAGGCAATGCCCATTAGTAAAAAATATACAATATTGGTATTATTTAGAAATCATGTCAAACAACCTAAAAGTTACATTAATGTATAATCCTCCTACTCGGGCACTAACCGCAACATCAATTAAAGGTCCCAATTTATTCTGTCAACTAATTTATACATTTTATACTAATAATGTTGAAGCTCCGGAATTTGGCCCGATTATTCCACAACCAAATTTACAATATACTGTTATCCTACCACCCAATCAAGTAAATGGTACATTATGGAATGCACTAGTTGCATGTAGAGATTCTATAACCCAGGATGTTATCACAACTACTACTGGTTCGATAACAATTGGTCGAGGATTTGCACAAAGCAATTCCTTTATTATACAAACATTGAATTTGGATGGCACTGTTACACTAACATTAGTACCGCTACCGGGTACACTGACACAAAATATTTTTTGGGCATATAATTATGAACTACTCAAACCATCAAATCCGCTACAATTTACAGTAAATAAAAATGGTATATACGAGGTTTCATTTTTAAGTGGTTCAGAATTATTTGCCTATTACGGCATTACTGAGGTCACTCAAGCAGATCCCACAGTGTATATTAAAATTATAAGTGATGATAATAATTTGTATGGCACTTTTGGTACGCCAATAAGTGTTAATACATTAAGATTTGAAGCTGTTGGAACATGTGCCTCTAGTTATAAAATATTTGTTGGTGGAAAATATTATTCTAATTCACCAACACTTAATTTAGCTAATATACCTCCATTAACTTTGATTTATGCTTATATAACTGATACATGTGGTATTGTTTTATCGGCAAATACTTATATTCTTCCACCAGGACCACTTCCAGTTCCAAGACCAATTACCGGAAGACCAAAACCATTATTACCAGCTCCATTGCCATCAGCCGAAATTTTTAACTGTTGCTAAAAATTATGCAATAATATCATAATAACAGATTATAATATTATTTAGTTACAACATTGTACCACGGTAAAATCTTTCAATAAAATCTTTTCTTTGCGATCCAATACGAATCCGTAATGATCAGCTTTATCGACTTCTTTAATTTTGATAGCAGTTACTGCTGCATTCTTTTTGGTTTCTCTGGTATGTGTTCGTTTTCTTTTTAGTAGAGATGGTATTTTCTCTAAACCTTCACCATGGATACAAAATCGATAATAGGTTCCAGTAACACGCCCACGACTACTATTGGTGTAAGTCTTTTTTACTTTTTTTTTAAATGCCTTAAATCCCAATGATCTAGCCAAGAAAATAACATTGTCAGCCAATATTTCAGATTTAAAAACAAAATCATAGGTATTGTTAGAATTATGACCATCACTATCAATCAAACCGGCCAACAATTTTAACCTATTTTTTTTAGAGTTTTTAATATAATCAATCGGTATATGTTTATTTCCCCATATATGATACTTCTTTAAAAAATTCAGAAAAAAATTACTTCCTAATTTATCATTAATAATACCAGTCGTGATTCCATATCGATATTTTCCATATTTTTTTAAAACCAACCCATTTTTTTGGGCATATTTGGTAAAGTATTGCACAATTTCTTTTTCGGCGGTGGTAATTTCCGGAGCTTTACTTGCACCATCTCCCAACCAGTATCCCAAAATATACGGGTCGACATCTATAGGCCTTTCTTTAAATTTGATTCCAGCGGAAAATCCCTTAAATGCTGCTCGGATACGAGGTTTCATTGTCATATAATCTTTTACTTTAATTTCAATAATATCACCATAACCAATGTATCCAGGTTGTTTTTTAATGTCACGCAAATATCGCGTACAAAATAAATGAACATTTCGTTTAACAGCATTTTTGCTCATGGATTTGCTACCAGAACTCCTACCGTATGTACTTAATGCAAATGTTTTTTCCCTAATGGTATAATTTTGTAACCATCTTACCCGATAACGGTTTCGATTTTCATCCCAATTAATCATTTCATAATTGCTAGCTTTTAATGATAATACAAAATCACCATTAACAATATATTTTTCGCCTTTATTTGGAATAATTTCATACATTTTATCCTGTGACATAACTACTTTCTTAACAATACTACAATTACCATCCGAACCCATTAATTTATCACCGACTTTAATATCACACGCCAATTTATGTTGACAATTCGCTGTTATAATTTCGGTACCAGTCGCAAAATAATTATTTTTAGTCACAACTGGTATATTTAATGGAATAAATTTTGGACATATATTACGTTCTATTTCCAATTTTTTAAAATCATTTTGTTGCGCAATAGTTAATGACATATTTTATAATTTATCATAAAAGGATCTCGTTTTTTCGCATATTTAAATTATTATTCAATAATTTTAATAAAAATAAGTTATTACAAAATATCATCTAATTCTATTTTTTCAATTACAATCTTATTTTTATTTTGGCTAACTTTGTGTAGCTCATTTTTTATTTTTTCTGTTTCGGTTTCCATATTTTCAAGCAATAATTTATACTGTGTATAACTGTTAATTAGTTCTAACATATCACATTCTTCGCTGTCCATATCGGTGTTTATTTTATTAAGTTCATTTATTATTTTTTCAATGCTAATTTTTCCCTGTGATACTTGTTTATTTTTAGTTGTTTTGTCCTTTTTTGGTTTAAGTACCGAACATAATTTTTTGTATTCTGTTTTTAATTCATCAATACGATTTGATGCTTTTTGATAATTAAGGAGTTTATTGTGACTATTATTGCTTTCTTTTATTTTCGATAAAAATTTTTCTAATTCGTCATCCTTGGTGTTGTTCATTTATTTTGACTTGATATATTTTGGTATAATGTATTAAAATATGTTATAAGTTTATATTAAAAACACCATCCGCAAAACAAATTTTATATTTTTTACCTGTAATCATTTGTTTTACTGATACAATTTCTTTATTTGACGAATCCAAAATTTTCGGTTTGGAAAATATTTTGATACGACTATCGTACAGTTCAATCGCAAAACCAATATTTTCGATTTTTGCGGTGAAACTATTTTTGAATCCAGTCATTGATTTAGTTAGATTTTCACTGTATGGTATCATTAATTCTATTAATTGGATATTCGAATTATGAATATATTCATGTCTGTTATTAATTAATCCCAATATATTTTTTTGAATAGTTAATCCTGCATGTTTGCGAGTGGCTAAATTATTGCTCAGATCATCTATGATAATTATTTGGTAACCCAATAATTTTTTTTCGCGTGCTATCAAATAATTGTAATGCATATCCAAGCAGTGAAAAATTTTTTGATTAATTTTATCAATTAACTCTTTTAAATTTTTTTGGGAATTGATATTTTCCAGTGTAATATTTTGTGCAACAGCCGTGGGTGTAATAAAGGATTTGGTACAAACCAAGTCAGCAATAGATATATCAATTTGGTGACCGATACCTGTGACCATTGGTATAGATGATTGATGGATAGAATGTGCCAACTCTTCCGAATTAAAACATTCCAAATCTTCTTTCGATCCACCTCCTCGAATCAGTACTAAAACTTCCGCTATGTCATGACGATTTGCCAAATTAATAGCATTAATAATTTCTTTTGGTGCTGATTTACCCTGTACAGTTGATGGATATATATAAATTTTTTTATTACAACATCGTTTTGTTAGTATATCTAAAAAATCTTTAAAACCAGCAGCATTTATTGATGATATTACACCAATACTATTATAATTATTTTCCAAAACGAGTTTTTTATCAAAATATCCTTTTTTTGATAATTTATTTTTGAGTGCTGCTAGTTTGGTACTATCATCACCTAATCCCATTTTTTCATAAGATTGTATGACCAATTGTAATTGTCCCCGAAACAAAGTAATATTAGCGACGATTTTCATTTTATCACCAGATTTAATAACATTTTTGTAATGGAATTTATAAATAACTGCTGAAATGGTTGATGTATCATCCTTAATTTTTAAAAATACCATACCATTATAATCACGTATTTCAATAATTTCTACTATTAAATGAAGATTTGATAGTAAATCATTGTCTGAGATATAATTTTTAATAGTATCAAAAATAGTAGAAATAGTTGTTACGCTATTATTTTCTTCGTTCGTATTTGTAGTATCATCATCCGATAAAAATTCAATATTATCCACATCTATGGACATTTATGTTATTTAAAGATATCTAGTCAAGATGGCTTTAAATTTAAAAAATTGACAAAATAAATGTATGTCCCTATACAATCATATCACTTAGCATAATTAACAAAACAATGGGTGTTGATATTTTAGTTAAGGATATAGTTGTACCTTTCATGACAAGTATTTATACACAAACTTTTGATGAAAGTCTTGGTTTGGTAAAATATCGAGTAACTGATTTTAGAAAACGAGGAATGAAATGGTATTTTTTTGATACCAAAGAATTATATCATAATGATTATTTAATGGGTAACGGAAAATCACATATTGTTGAATCAAAAAATTTGATAATCGGTGCCAAAAAAATAATAGCGGATATTTCATTAGAGCTTAATTTAAAACTACCCAATAATCCAATAAAAGCAAGAGATTTTTTACAAAATTTTTTGGACAATGATAAATCAAAAATAGAATCAATTATTGACACATTGAAATCATTTTGCGAGAATAATGATATTGTTGCGGCATGGGATTTTTTATCCGACGTTAATAAATATGGTTTAGATGGTTCACCTGAACATCCACTTGTTAGAAAAATAGTATCAGTTATGGATTATGCCGAATTAGCAGTTTTCTTTTATTTTTGTGGCGAATTTGGTCACCAAATTGAATGGAGTTTTTAAAGAATTGTTCATTAATTACTTTCTTTATAATAATTATAAAATTATAACTATCATAAAAATTGAATTATAAATCATTAATTGTCATGTTATCAATATAATATAATTAATATTTATTATGGATACAAATAGTTATATTTTTCCGGTCATATAAATCGAATATTCTATTCTTAACTATTTGGATCCACTTATTGATTTTCCCAAACTATCTCTTGTCAATAAATATTATTCTGATTTTGTCATTAATGATAAATTATTTATAGCATTGAAACAATTTTATTTGATGGAAAAAATAAACAATGTAAATTTAACAAAAGAAGAAAATAATTTTATGTCAGCGTGTACTAATAATAAATTATTGGCGGCAAAATATTTGTATCAGGGTAGTAAATCCATATAAAAGTATATAAATTTATTTATTA